GTTGGAAAATTAACCCACATCTGCATACTAAAAGGTAGTGCTGGAGTTATAGCGTCATTACCAAAATCAACATAATCATTAGAGCCGTCAAGCGAAATAAATCCCCCATTTGAATCACTGAAAGTCGGACCATTTGTCAATGTGCCAGTAAGATTTGATGCAGATAAATCGTACCAAGAAGTACCAGTACCATCTTCATAGCTGCGCTTATTGGCCGCATCTACCGCCAATATAAGTTGATCAGTTACTATTTTGGCCATTCTGTCTCCAGTGGATCAACATCCTTACGAGTAGCGTGAACTATATAGTTGGCATTAACACTTTTGTCAGACGTTAAATATACTTTATTGTTTTCTATCTTCTCAACAAACAAATTTGGCTGTGCGTATTGATTAGGCGTTAATTGTACTGTTATAGACTTTTCATCCACTAGCCCAATCCAATAATATGGAAGCTCTATGATATTTTCATGTTCTATAACACCCCTAACATAAACCCCATTTTCTGGGCCTTCCAAACAGGCATACTGTAGCTTCATTCCTTCTTTTGTTGGATGATCAATCACAAAAGATTTAATACTTGCCATCAATACGCCATTAATAGTTAAGGTATTGCTAGTGTTATTCCAAGTGAAATCAGAATCGCCAGCAAAACTACCACCATCATTAAACTGTACTTGCGTATCTGAGCCACCGGGACTACCCCCACCACCTTCAGATTCCCAGTTTGGAACGTTGCCATTCATCTTTAAGATTGTGTCATTGCCACCCCTTGCCAACCTTACAAAACTTGTGCCATTATGGTAAAGCAAATCACCCTCAGCATTGGAACCGAATGCAATATTTGCAGTGTTGCCCGAAGCATAAGTAGCAATACCAGAAGTTGCAACAAGCGAAGTAGCAACGCCAGAAACGGTATTAAACGATGTGGCTTGACCGGAAGCGTATGTGGCTATGCCAGAGGTTGAAATCAATGATGTGGCAACACCAGAAACAGTATTGAATGATGTCGCCTGCCCCGAAGCATAGTTGGCAATTGGCACATGACCAGATGCATAATTAGCGATTCCAGATACCGCAATTATATTTGTCGCATTTGTCAAAGAGTTGCCAGACGCATAAGTCGCTATTGTTTCATTTTCGATTGCCTGCCCGGATGCATAGTTAGCAATAGCGACATGACCAGATGCATAATGAGCAATACCCGAAACCGCAACAATGTCTGATTCATTTTCAATAGCTTGACCAGAAGCGTAATTTCCTATCGCTTGATTTGAAATGGCTTGACCAGAAGCATAATTTCCTATCGCCTGATTTGAAATCGCTTGGCCAGAGGCGTAATTGGCTATACCAGAAGTTGCAACAATATCTGATTCATTGGCAATGGCCTGACCCGAACTGTATACAGCTATACCAGACACATAATTTAATTGTGCTGTAGTTACATCCCCTCCGCCACCAGAATCTTCTTCCCAATTTGGTTGATTACCATTCATTTTAAGAATATAATCGTTTGAGCCCTTAGCCAATCTCACAAAATTTGTGCCATTGTGGAATAGCATGTCCCCTTCAGCGTTAGAGCCAAAAGTTATGTTTGCAGTATTGCCAGAAGCATAGGCCGCGATACCGGATGTAGAGATCAGAGAGGTTGCGACACCCGACACACTATTAAGAGATTCAGCTTGTCCAGACGCATAATTTGCAATGGCTACATGGCCAGATGCGTAATTTGCTATACCAGAGGTTGCAATTATGTTACTTGCGTTGGTTAAAGAATTACCAGATGCGTAGGTCGCTATGCCCGAAGTTGAAATTAAAGATGTTGCAGTACCAGAGGCGTTAAGTAGCGCTGTTATATTTCCCTGATTTGATATCGCTTGTCCCGATGCATAATTAGCAATACCAGAGGTCGCAATAATATTCGTCGCATTTGTTAAAGAGTTTCCTGATGCGTAATTAGCAATACCAGAAACCGCCACTATGTCAGACTCGTTAGCAATAGCCTGACCCGAAGCATATGTAGCAACTCCAGAAGTGTATGTGTCTACGCCGCCAGTAGAGGCTGTTGTCTGGGTTGTGCCATCACTAAATATAATTCCAGAAGCACCTAACTTGACACCCGTTGCGCGAATAATACCAGTAGCGCCAAGCCCAGCAACATCTAGTCCATATACAGGATCAATTGTGTGAATACCAACAAATCTTGTGTTGTTATTAATAAATAATCCAGTACCAACCTCTACAACATTATTATCAGCAGGGCCAGAATAACTAATGACATTGCTAAAAGAATTATCGCCTTCACCGCTGGCATATATATTGATACCATAGTCTTCAGCTTTATGTATTCGCACAGCACTAGCATCATTATCACTAAGCTCAACATACTCGTGGACGCCATCTGCTCCAGAGTTTGATTTTATGGTCATGCTATACTTATCAATACCGCTCGCAATAATTATACCATATGCGTTGTTTTTGACAAGGGTTCCGCCAGTTGTTAGCAGTCCAGAGGCATAGGCGGCGATTCCTGAAACATATGCATCATTATGAACATGACCGGATGCATAATGAGCTATTCCAGAAACGGCAACTATGTCGGATTCATTTGCTATAGCTTGTCCTGAAGCATATGTTGCAATCCCAGATGTGGCAATTAAAGAAGTCGCAGTTCCAGAAGCATTTATTAAGGCTAGTATATCGCTTTCGTTGGCTATTGCTTGACCGGAAGCATAATTCGCTATACCAGAGGTGGCGACAATATTGGCTGCATTCGTTAAAGAATTGCCAGAAGCATATGTTGCAATACCAGACGTATATGTATCAACAGCGCCAACTACAGAGCCATTAAAATACAAGCTACCGCCAACATTATACAAAGTATTAGTTGTAACATTTGGCGTATTGCTAGACAACACAACGCCTGAATTTCCTACAATTAAACCACTAGACTGTATTAAGGCGCCATAACCAAAAACATCTAATTTATAAGCAGGCGTACTTGTGCCAATACCCACTTTATCATTTTCGGCATCTGTTCTTATAAGATTATTATCATTCTCACCCTTAACCTGAAAGTCAATATCATTGCCGCCATTGTTGACCCTAACGATATCCTGCGACGTTTCATCCAGTGTGAGCATCGTAAGATTGCCAGCCACAAGGTCTATTTGATCACCTCGGAACCTGATGTAAGTGTTCGTATCCCCATTATGCTTAATATATTCCTTGATATTTATATCATCAAAAGTGGGAGTAGCGTTGCCATCAAACTGACCAGAAGCATAATTAGCAATGCCAGAAACCGCTGTTATATTCGTGGCATTAGTTATTGAATTACCAGAAGAATAAACAGCTATACCAGAAATATAAACAAGATCCAAAGCTGATGTTTCTATTGCGGCACCATTCCAATAAATATTACCGCCCCTATTATACAATGTATTAGTTGTGGAGTCTGGCGTAATATCAGCTAATTTTAAACCATTGCCACTTGCGTATACAGCATTTGCTGTTAATACCCCAGAGTTACTTAATGCCGCGACAGAAACCCCAGCAGATGTTTGCCAATCACTTAGGAGGGCAGATTGAGCAGCGGCAGATTTTACAACTAAGCCCTTTTTTGTGGAAGAGGGAATACCAATATAAAAAGTATCTGCAAGCGTAACATCAGCAGCTCCGACAGCCAACATTTTATTTTGCATATCGCCTTTTATAAGGCTACCGTTGCTAGATGGGCTAGCATTGCCTATGTATAAGTAATCATTATTAGAATTACTAAGACCAGCACTTGTTCCAAGATACACACTATCATTAGCCGTCGAATTTTTACCGGCGTTATAGCCAAGTCCGACACAAGAAGAAGCAGCAGATGCGCCTTCACCAGCAGATCGACCAACCCAAACAGAATTCTCACCAACCGCGCTATGCGCAGATCTATAGCCTATAGCAACACAATAATCTTCATTTAAATCATATCCAGCATTAGAGCCAACAGCAACGCTATAGCTACCCATTCTATAGCCGGCATCATTGCCTATTGCAACAAAATCAAGCTCATAAGCTTCCTTTCCAGCTCTATAGCCCACGGCAGTAGAATAAGACCTCATCCTGCTTCCAGCTTGATATCCAACAGCTATGGCGCCTACAATAGAAGTCGTATAAGCTGTTTCATATGGTCCAGCCTGATCGCCAACACTAACATTGTGTGTGCCAAGATTATTGGCGACTCCCGCCTCAACACCAATAACAACATTAGATGTTCCAGTTGTTATTCCAGAGCCAGCGCCATCACCGATAAGAATGTTTTTAGAGTTAGATGGGCCGGTAGAATCACCAATTAATAAACTCTGATTGCCATGATTAAAAGAGAGCACATGAGTAGAGGTTGGCGTGCCGCTTGAATTAACATCTGTTAATTCTCCTATTTTTGCATTTTTTATAACTGTGCCATTATTGAAATTTAGACCAGAGGGACCAACTACAACTTGGCCATCTAGATTTCTAAACACACTTCTATCAGAAGGATATGTTATAAAGACAACGCCACTTCCACCAAGGCTAATATGGCTATTATTATTAGAGCTGACAAGAACGGTGGTACGAACCATATTGCTATCGCCGTAAGTACCAACTCCAATTTCATATTTATCATTTTCTGTTATCGCATAATAAGTGGTATCCCCACTGCTTAAAACAGAACTAAATGCAGAAAATCCAGCTGGGGTACTGATAAGTGATATATCCCCAGTTCCTGTGCTATTAGTAAGCTGCTTTATTCTGTCGCCAACTTTTAGTGCCATGATTTACCCCTAAATCAAGATGTGTATTTGAAAATTAAGAATCGTCATCTTGGATATCTGGAGGAGTTGGTTGTGGAACATTTTCTTTTTCTATGTTTAGCTCATAAGCAACTGTATTTTCCATTATAAAATTTCTAGTCATTCTGTTGGCAAACTTATTAGGTGTTTCTGGATTTGTTATAGTTTCTGGATTGGTAGTTGGATCAATAGGAAGACTGGGATTGAAATTAGGATTGGGAATATTTATTTGATACCCATAATTCGCACACAATGCTGTAATAACTCTAGAAACGTCTTCATCAGCTATGATCACAGAGAAAACAGCCATTTTATCTCCTCGCGGTAAAGTTTGTAATTTTATTTATTTTCAAGTCATGATTTTGCAGCTTGTTTATATTTAAGCTAAAATCATTAATTTTATTTATGCTTAAGTCGTAATTTTTAAGTGTGTTTATTTTTAATTCAAGATTTGCCAATTTGTTTATTTTTAAAGGAAATGTCAATAAATTTTTATTGAAAAAAAATATAGGCATTGAGTCAACTAATAGTGTCTCAGTTTCTCTGGTATCACCAAATGCAAGCTCGGAAATCGAAGCGTGGCCAAACATATATTTATCTCCTCACTATGAATACACAAAAAACTCTCAATATAAGAAAAAAGGCTACCCAAGAATAGGGTAGCCTTAACACAAGTAGAAACAAGTGTTTTAGAAGGAGCCAGCGAGAACTCTTCTATTGTCAAGTACACCAAAGCCAACTTCAGCCCAGCCGTAGTATCCTTGTCGTTGATGTCTGTGGAGACCTTCGTCTTCATAGATTTCAACCTCTTTCTTGATTGGCATAACGAACGAGTCGTTAGCAGCCTGATCAAGACCGATTACAAGTTCAACATCAGAACTAGCCAAAGAACCACCCAAATCACTAGTGAAGTAGGTTTGATATTCTTGACCATCACCAAACTCAAACACGTCATGAAGATTCACGCCGAATACTCTGGTGATAGCTGGACCATCATCAGTAGCCGTGTAGATTTCTCTACGAGAAACTTCATCAAGCTGGTCAACACCCCAGTTACGAATATCTTCAATTGCTTCAGGAGAGCAGTAAAGATCTGTTAGGCGACCCGGAGCAGTAGCGCTGTTACCACCACCATTTCGACGCATAACGGTTTTCATCAAGCTGATCAATCGCTTGGTGAACTGACCAGCAGCGGCATCTGCATCGTAAACCAAAATGTTTCGGTCTACAGAAGCTGCCAACAATGTGTGCCATCCGTCATCGTTAATCTTCTTAACAAAAGAAGACTCAAGAACTTGCATAGCACGAGCAACAACGTTCCAGTTAGCTTCACGAGCATATTTCAGCAAGAAGTCAATCGAGCTGGCAATGCCGTAAGTGTTAACCATGACGTAGTCGCCTTCAACATGTCGCTCAGGAATACGGCCATTGCCGGGATTCGTATAAGCAACATGATCAGTTTCTGTTCCGGGCGCCAAAAGATCCAATGGAAATTCTGGAGTTGCTCCCGGCTCAAGAGGCATAGCCTCATAAATTGAAGTTACGATATCGCCAAACAAAACACCTTTTCTAATTGGAGTCTCAAGAGCCTTAGCGATCTCTCTTTGTGCAGCCATAGCGACTGACTTATCAGAACTACCCGAACGCTTAAGCAGTTCGATAAATTCTGGTGTTGGTCGATTTTTAGTAGACATATTATCTTCTCCTTTTATTTTAATTGTTAGGATTGAGCGATGTTAGTATTTGGAAGGTCGATATACACTTTAGCGTAACCATCCTCATCAACATCAGACAAAAATCTTCCAACGACTAGCTTAGCGCCAGCAATTGTACTAGTTCCGCCAATATTAGATGATGCAAGGTTTCCACTATGTGCCAAGTAGGCTACGTCACCAGCATTAGGATCAGTGCCTTCCAAGTTACTGGTCACAACATAACCCTTTTGGAGAAGAGTAACTTTGCCACCTTTTTGAACTTCATCTTTGTGTTGGTTCAAATGCTGACGAGTCAAGTCAATATTGACCATATCGTTTAACAAAAGACCAACTGGAATTTTACCAGATGGAGCTGCCGCATAAGTGACAAGGGCTTTACCATTGTCCATAGATGCGCCAGAACCAGCCGTACTACCATGACATACTACACCACCACGAGTGGCGGCTTCGTTCATAAAGAACGAAATGTCGGTTTGAAGGGTGCTTCTATCAGATTTAAGAGCCATTATGAATCTCCTTTTAAAAAATTTTAATTAATTGTCTTCTTTGGGAACGGACTGTAGAATAGAACCAAGCCATTCGCTAGCGACCGCGCGAAGATTCTCAGAAGGATCTTCTTCGCCAATAGCTTCTGCGATAGCAACATCTGCTGATTCCTCAGCGTCTTCCAATACTTCAGCGCTTGCTTCTGCACTCGCCTCTGCGTCATCCATTTCCTCATCTAGTTCAGCCTTTTTCTTCATAAGGGCTTCTTCTTCTTCCTTCTTCATGATCGCTTTCTTTTTCATCATCGCTTCTTCGTCGTCTTTTTTAATCGCTTTCTTTTTCATCAATGCGACAACTTTATCAAAAGTGTCATCATCAACATCGTTAAAATCTGCGATTGTAGCTTCAGCTTCTTCAGCCTCAAGACCAACTTCTTCAAGCTGAGCTTTACGCTTCATCATAGCTTCTTTCTTTTTCATTTCTCGAAGCTCTTCCATTTTCTTTTTCATATCTTCGTCTTTGGCGGCCATAGCTTCTTCTTGGGCCTTCAAAGATTCAGTCAGAGTTTCATTAGCGGAAGACTGCTCGGCTAGCTTTTCAGCTTGCTCCGCAATTGTAGCTTCAAGATTTTCGATTCTCCCAGCGAACTCAGCGTGCTGCTCAGCAACTACTTTGTCCTTGAGCGCCTCACTTGCAGCTTTTGCTTCCGAAAGCTCTTTCTGCAACTCAGCGATTTGATTTTCGTAATTATCAGACATTACATTCTCCTTAATAGAGGATACAGTTAAAGTTTCTGCTTTCGATTCGTCGAAAAATTCGTTTCCTTCCAATATTATACTACGAGGATTAGCAGGTTTGGAAACCAAGCCTTTACCAGAGAACGATAAGTTTCTTAATAATCTGCCAACTCTATAGTCTTGATATTTTCCATTTCCACCGTAAGATCTTAAGTGCTTTGTTAAAAACGCCGAAGCTTCATTTCTTGGAATAACCTTTATCAAACCATCATTAGTAGCTAAAGCGTAATCAAAGTTTGGAAACAAACATTCCATAGAAACAAACCATTTGCCCTCTTCTATTTCGGAGACAATTTTTTGCATCCGACTTCTTTGAGCAAGGTCGCTCCATTCTGTATATATTACAGAAGTAGTTAATATATTGAAATTACTGGGTACTTCTTCTGTTTCTGGGTCGATTTCTTCCCCATTAAAATCAACAACCACATTTCCAGTAATGTGGCCTATGATATCTTTTTCATCATGCATATAATTGAAGGGCTTATCTTCGGGCGTGCTTCTAGCGTCGAAAAGCTCTTTTGGATCAAACACGTCATCATTCTTATTCCAGCCAGTACTAACCAATATAGATTTAAGATAATATAAATCTATTTGATCTTTATTTTCTGCCTTGGCGATACCTAGCTTTTCCAGCTCCTGCTGGGTAGCGTCATCTATTTCTGGAATAGAAACTGGATCTGATTTCTCAGCAACAGCACAACATGCAATAGAATTATTTTTAATTAAAGATTCTAAACCATCTTGTATTTCAGATTGGTATATTTTCATATTAATAAGCCTCCTTCACGATAATACACAAAAAATAAAATGTTAGGTATTTATTGCGCAAAATCAAACATATCAACAAATGCAGAGGCGTTTATATACTTCATTTCAGAACTATTTGGATTCTTATTATTTTTAGCAGTAAATGAATTAACCTTTTCTGCAATAACAAAATTAAAATCCTCAGATGGCTTAGTTCCAGCATCCAATAGCGCTTTAACGGTTTCAGGAGTTATTTCCATATATGGCTCCATACCGGTAAGAATGCACATCTTAAGATATTCTAATTGATCAACTTCTGACTTATTTAGACTTCGGGCATTCTTTTTGTCAAAATGAGCCAAGGCTATTGGAGATATAATATCTGATATCTTATTCTGGGCTTCTAGGGCCCATAAAGTAGCAGTCATGGCGTCCCCACTTCGAGGCAAAACTCTTTTCTGCTTTCTCTTTGTTAAATCTCTAGAAAATCTCGGCCTACCGTTTTCAGATTCGGGACTATAAGAGGAATCCTGATTTGGAGAAGGGCTTTCTACTTTGTCCTCAACAATATCTTCCGTCTTGCCCGGAAGGCCAACCCTATCAAGATATTCATTAGAATCTATAATATCTTTAGTTAAAGCAATCTTAGCCACATCTTCTCTATGCTGAGGATTATGGTATGGACCAGCCTTCTTTGGAGCAGCGGAATCG